CGAAGGTCAGTACCGGCGCAATCTGCTGGTGCAGGAAGAGGGGATTGTCTACGGCGATGTGCCTGACACCATCGATGCGATTTCTAACATCGAGGCGGCGTTTGAGCGCGCCAAAGGCAGAGAGTTCCCAAACAACCGTGAATTTAAGAAAGACATCCAAGATGCGGTGAATGCCGCGGCTCGAGAATCTGGCGTCGATCTCACAGAATTTACTCCTGACGTTGAGCGTTATCTGGTGCGCGTTGCCTTGCGCGAGGCGCGTATTGCCTTGCGCGATAACTCGAACGCGATCGGCTGGTACAACGAGAAAGTTACCAAGGCTCTGCGAATTATCTCGCTGATCCATCCGGAGATTCTCTCCAGCCGTGAGGATCGCCTCGCCTTTACTTGGGCGCTTGCTGTTACGTCAAACGGGCTCAAAGTCGATAAGAACTTTGAACTGGCGATTAAGGCATACGAGGCGTGGCGCAAGACCGGAACAATGCCGGACAACGTCGGCATCGGCACAGCAGCCAAAAAGATCAACGACGGACTGCGTCTCTATAACGTGATGCTCAAGCAGCACGGGTTCGATGCTCTTGAGAAATTCATGCGCAACAAGGATACGGTGAAGAACATCACCGGATTCTCTGGCTTGAAGATCACGGGCGAAAATATGTCTACCGAGGTGTACGGTTCTGCCGTTCTCGGCCCGAAGATTGGTAACGGGTTCTTCTCGAATCTGTACGGCAACTTTGAGCAGCTCACCATCGACCGATGGCTGATGCGCACATGGGGCCGCTGGACTGGCACCCTGATCGAAGAGAACCCGGTGCAGGTTCGCGCCAAGCGCAAATCCCTGACCAGCCTTGTGCGCCTGCTGGATAGCACGCAGCGCAAAGAGCTCGAGCGCATTCTCGGCAAGCGCGTCGCCGTTGCTCGCCCTGATGAGCTGGCTTTTGCCATTGCCAAGGCGAGCATGAAGCCGGAGAACCGTGCCGCGCTCAACGCGATCGGCGCAGGATTCGATCAAAAGGCGCTGAACGAAATTGTCGGGCAACCCAAGAAAGGAGATGTCCGAGTCGGTTTAGGGGATGAGATCCGCAAGGCTGGCAATGCCTTGTCGAAATACCTCGACGGCCAGAAAGAAGCCCCCGATGGGCCGCCCGAAAGAGGCCGTATTCGCAAGGTATTTGGTGCCGTTTTGGAGCGACTCCAAAAGGACAATCCAGACCTGACGATGGCCGACTTGCAGGCTTTACTTTGGTATCCAGAAAAGCGACTATATGACGCCGCAGGAGCATCAGATGCAGAAGTCGAAGCAGGGTATGCAGACGACGCAGCCCCAGACTACGCAAACGCAGCAGCCAAGCTCGCCGAAGAACGAGGAATCTCCAGAGACAGAATCTCCGGAGTCACTCGCGCAGTTGATGAAGAGCTACAGGCCGAGCAACGCGCAAGACGAACAGGACGAGGAGATCTCGAGGTTTCTCGAGGCCTTACCGTAAATGAAGGACTCCAACGTTATCTCGCCGAAGGCCCTGTTCGATCGCAGGCTGGCCCGGGGGCAGTTGCTGCCCAACGGCAAGCGGTTAGGGCCGTGGAGGACTTACGATCAACCGACTCTATACTCGGCCTCGCCCTCTCTGATCAGTATGCAGAGCGCCAGAGAGTCTCGCTTGTCGGGCAAAAAGTAGCCGACCACGCCGACCTCGCCGTGCTGGCGCAGGTCTACCGCGATCCTCGCTTTGAGACGCTGCGGTACTTCTTCGTCGATCGCAACGACAACATCATTGCGCAGGCTGGGTTGACGTCACGCCTGCCGGGATCGGCTGCGGCCATCATTGGCGATGACCCGCAGGGCTTTTACGGCGAGCTAGTGCAACGCGCTATCTTCTTGGGTGCAAAGGGCGTGTATATGCTGCACAACCACCCAAGCACCAATCCGACCGCAAGCGTTCCTGACATTGACGTTACTCGTTATGTGTCTAAATTTGTTTCTAAAATGGGCGTGGAATTAAAAGGCCATGTCATCATCGACACTAACCAGTACACGGTTATCGATGCAGAAGGCAATACGCGCACTATCGCTAAAGACTTTGGGCAGGCCGATCCGAAGAAGCTGATGGACATTGGCAGCAAGCCATTAACGAATCCGGACATTCTGGTCAACATTGCCAAGCAAATTGAAGTCGACGAAGACGCCGTTGTTATTGCGGTTGCTAATGCCAAACTTGAAGTGCAGAACCTTGCTGTGCTTCCAAGTGAGCAGTTGCGCAAAGGCAGCGCAGCAGCAAAGTCTGCTCTTATGCGAACTGCTCTAGAGGCTAGAGGCAGTTTCTTGTTTGCTATTGGCAAGAACATGGAAACCTTGGGCGCTATTAAAGACCTTGTGGTTGATAGCGTGTTTGTTTCTCCTGATGGGCGTTATGTCACTTCTGGAAATGCGGCGATGCGCTCTCCGCTGCCACAAGATCGTCGCGCCCGAGCATCTGCTGATACTAGCCCTGCGTTTGATTACCTGCGTCAAGTGTCTTTGCAGGATGCCAAACGGATGCGCGGAGTCGCAGAAGAAGGCGGCGTGTACGAAGCGCCGGATACGAATGCAGAACTGCGCCCGTTTAACGATGCTATACAACGGGCTGACATCTACGCTCGCGCTGTTCGCGCTGCGGCAGAACGGATCGGAAACGATGATGCTGCTCGCGCTGCAATGCAAGCGGCTACCAATAACCAGCTTGGCGCATACGAAATTGACGCCCTGCTTGAGAAGCTCAAGCTTGAGAACCAGACTGTGCGATCACGGCTGCGTAAGGCCAAAGCGCAATTCACGGCTGACGAGACTGCGGATGCCCTTCAGAGTGATGCGATGCGCGCAGCCAATGCGGTTGCCAATAACGTCAAGCTCGACGCCACGATCGCAGCTCGTAACGCTGCTTTAGGTCTGGCCGCCCGCACCAAAATTGTCGGACGCGTCATTACCGAGTTTGCGCAGAACCCGAAAGAAGGAATTCTGGCTGTGCTCGGTGGTTCGTCGTTTGCCAAGTTTGGCGCTAAAGACTCGGTGTTCCATTGGCAGCGCACCTACTTCACGCGCTGGACAAAGGGGATGCTGGCAGAGCTTGAGCAAGCCAAGGTCGGCGAGGCGTTTATGAGCAACGCCTATGCTCGAGATGTGGCTCGCGCTCTGTACCAACTTGGCCGCGAAAACCCGAGGCTTGAGGGGCTGGCTGATGAGGCGGTGACGATTGCCAAGATCGTGTACAAGTACCGTGAGGACGCCCGCAATACTCGCAACCGATTCGGTGCGTGGATTCGTGACTTAACTGGATACATCACTCGACAACAGCACGACTTCACCAAGATCAAAACGGCAGGCGCGGAAGAGTGGAAAGCATTTGTTCGCCAGCGCCTCGACATTGATCGCACTTTGGAGCCGGGGCAGAACCTTGAGGAGTTCCTCGACTTTGTGTATTCCGACTTTTCTGCTGGTCGGCAAATGGCCGTTATCGATGATGAGGCTGCTGCCTACACGGCACCGGGATCGCTGGCTCGTCGTGCGTCACAGTCTCGCGTTTTGTACTTCCTCGATGCCGATGCCGAATTTGACTACCTTGAGAAGTTCGGCGCTGGCAAATTGAACGAGGCTGTTCTCGGCGATTTGAGCCGAGCAGCGCAGCAGGCTGGTTTGATGCGCATCCTTGGGCCAAACCCCGAGTACACGCTCAAGGCTTCAATGGCCGAGATCGATGCGTCAATCCGTGGCAATGCGGAATTGCGCGAGCAGTTCTCCGGAGCAGTCACTACGGCAAACGAATTGCTGACAATGCTGGACGGTCGAGCCAACATCCCGGGTTCCCAGATCTCTGCTCGCGTCGGATCTAACATCCGCGCATTGCAGGCAATGTCCAAGCTGGGTGGCGCGGTGATCTCTGCCGTGACTGATCTGCCCGTATACGCAAGCCAGATCCGTTATCAGGGCCGCGGCGGCTTGCTGGCTGGTATCGGCGATGGCATCAGCAGCCTGCTTCAAGGGCGCGCTAAAGGCGAGCGCAGGCAGATCCTAAACATGATCGATACCGTCTCCGAGAATGTCGTCGGCGGCGTTGCCATGCGCTTTGACTCTGACGATGTGATGTCTTCGACGTCGGCTGACCTTATGCGGATCTTCTTCCGTCTGAATGGCTTGACTTGGTGGACGGATACTTTGCGCGAGGGGATGGAGATTGGCACGGCTAACTGGCTCGGCAATCTGCGCAATACCGCGTTCGATGCCATCAGCGCCGATTCAAAAAATGTGTTGCAACAGTACGGCATCTCGGCTCCAGAGTGGGACGTTATGCGTCAGGCTTTCGTGTCTGACAGCAAGGGCAAGTTTTACGTCGTGCCAGAGTCGGTTACTCGATTGTCGCCAGATGTGATCCGACAGTACCTAGCGACTATTGGCCGCTCATCAACGGATACCGCTGTGGGTAATGCCCGCCGGGACTTGGCTGATCGCCTGCGCAATTTGATTGTTGATCAGGCAATGACTGCGGTCATCGAGCCGGATGTGCGGTCGCGCTATTTCTGGTCGCGCGGCACCAAGCCGGGCTCTTTCTACGGCGAGATCGCTCGATACATTTCTCAATTTAAGGGATTCCCGACTGCACTCACCCGGCAGGTATTTGGCCGAGAGATCTATGGCCGCGGCTATAACTCGCTTGGCGAATATCTGAAGTACGGCAAGGGCGATATGCTCGGCCTCGCCCAACTGATTTTGGCAATGACCGCATTTGGTTATATCGCAATGGCGGCAAAGGATCTGCTCAAGGCAAAGACGCCGCGCGATCCGACGGAGCCGCAGACATGGATCGCTGCCATGCTGCAAGGCGGCGCTCTAGGTATCTACGGCGACTTCTTGCTTGGGCAATCCAACAGGTTTGGCAGGAACATTGTCGATACGTTGGTTGGCCCAACATTTGGCGTTCTTGGCGATCTTGACGAGCTGCGCCAGCGAGCCATGAAGGGTGACGATGTAGCCTCGTCAGCGTTCCGAATGCTAATCGCCAACACGCCGTTTATGAATCTGTTCTATAGCCGTATAGTTCTGGATTACCTAATTCTGTACCAGATTCAGGAAGCCCTAGACCCGGGCGCCCTGCGACGAATGGAACGTAGGGTCGAACGTGAGCAGAACCAAGAGTTCTTGCTGGCACCTTCTGAAGTAGTGGAGTAAACCATGACCGTCTCATCATCGACTGCTCGAGTAAGTTATTCCGGCAACGGCTCAACACAAGCCTTTGCTGTCCCGTTCTACTTCCTGTCTAGCTCGCATCTGTTGGTAACGCTGCGAGCCTCGACCGGAGTCGAAACCCCGCAAGTGCTCGGCACCGATTACACGGTGACTGGCGCTGGCGTCTTGACTGGCGGCACCGTCACGATGACAACTGCTCCCGCCTCTGGCGCGACGCTCGTTATCGTGCGCAACGTCCCGCTGACGCAAGAGACGGATCTACAGCCGAACGATCGCCTGCCTGCGGAGACGCTCGAGCAGACGGTTGATAAGCTGACGATGATCACGCAGCAGCTTGATGAGGCGTCGGATCGCGCGATCAAGTTTCCCGTGTCTGACTCGTCATCGTTTGACACGACGCTGCCCGTTTCGTCCACGCGCGCGGGCAAGTATTTCAAGTTCGGATCGACCGGCGCGATCTCTTTGGATAGCGTTGCCCCGGGATACGCAACCGCGGTGGTCACGGATTTTGGCGCTGTCGGTGACGACTCGACGGTGAACACGACTGCCATTCAATCGGCGATCGACTCGCTGACCAACGGTGGCACGTTGTTCTTCCCGACCGGCACATACCGCTCTGGCTCGCTGACGATCGGCAGCGCAAACATCAAGTTCCTAATGACTGACGGAACGGTGCTGAAGTTCCCGACCCTCGGCGCGAGTGCCAAGGCGATTACGGTCAATGCCAATAACTTCTCGATTGAGGGCGGCAAACTGCAAGGCCCGGCTGCCTCGGTGTATGTCGCCAACGAGAACGGCATTCATATGCTCGGCACCTCTACCTCGGCGCGCAAGTCTGGCCTGCGCTTGGTTGATGTCGAGATTACCCAGTTCGGCGGCCACGGCATTTATGCGCAGTTCGTCGACGACATCCTTCTCGACTCCTGCAAGATTCACTATTGTGGATATTCCGGAGCGTCGTTCTTATCCTGCAATCACGGCGTTGCTACCAAGAATCAGTTCTTGAATATCACTCCGGGCACGGTCGGCAATATGTACGGCATCACGCTGACGCATGACTCGACCGGCTACAGCAGCGATCCGAATGTAGGCACCAAGCTCGCTGCGAATCCGTTTTGCTGGGATTGGTATGTTGGCTACAACTATGTCGCTTATAACGCATGGGAAGGCATCGACTGCCACGGCGGCTACGACATCACCATTGATAGCAACAAGGTCTATGCAACGTATGGCGGTATCGCTTGCTCATCTTCGAGCGGCGACGCTGCTGCCTATGCTGGCGCGAACAACGTCATCACGAACAATGTCGTCGATGCGCGTAACCCGGACGGATCTGCCTCTGGCTACGAGAATGACAACTACGGCATCAACCTCAACGGCGGCTCGACGCTGAACCACAAGAACGTGGTCTGCAAAGGCAACGTCGTGATCAATCACGGCATCTTGGGCAACACCAACTCTGGTGCGATCCAAGCGGTGTATGTACAGAATGCCTCGTTGACCGAGAACATTGTGCAGAAGTGGGGCGGTGCTGCGATTGTGGCAACGGCCAGCTCGTCAATGGTGATCGATAGCAATACGTTCCTTGAGCTTGGCGGCACGGCTGCTGGCGCAGAGAACGCAATTATGATCGAGACGACGACATCGCTCGGCAATACGTTCACGATTACCAATAACAATATGCAGGCCAACGGTGGAACGGCTGGATTGGTTGGCGTTCGCGCCGAGCAGATCACGACGCTGCCGTACTTTGCTGGCAACGACTTTGCTGCTGCGACATCTTCTGGATACGTTGTCCCGAATGACTTCCTGACAAGCGATCTGGCGTCACCCATCTATCGCGTTACGGTGAATAACGCAGGAGGTGGAGCGGCTGTGAATGTGAACATAGCCGCGCTGTCTCGATACCAAATCGTCCGGATCGACGTTACGTCTAGCAATGCAGCGTCTGAAATTTCAAATTTCACGAATGGTGTATACGGTCAGATCCTTCATATCCACTCACCTTCATCGACGGCGTTCGTCTTGAATGCGACTGCCAAGCGACTGTCAGGTGGTACGTCGTTCACGGCGAGCCAGTACGACATCGTCACGTTGCTTCAGACCGGCGATGTCTCTGGTGTCGGCGGCGTGTTCTGGACGGAGATCAGCCGTTCTGTGAATGCGTAAGGCGGTGGATCTCGGCCTTTAGGCTGTTGATCTCTGCCACTAGGGTGCTGGCCTCCGACCAGAGGCCACGCATCCTGATGGCGGCTAGCGCGTTATCGATGCGCCAATCACGCTCTTGGCCGTACCCCCACGGGGCGGCCTTGAGTTCGTTTGCCCACGCTCCCGCTGGGCTTTCGTTGTCGATCGTCATGCTCCACCTCGTCGGTGCCGGGTTCGTAGATGAAGTGATTGCAACGCCAGTCTGCGGGCCAGTCGTTGGCCGTGCAGAATAATTGTTTGCCGTCGTGTTTGGAGTAGCGGCAACTTAAACAGTTCATATGACGTTATCTTCAGCAAAGCGGTGCCATTCAGCGATCAGCTCGGGCCAGCTTGCTGCGGCATTGCGTAGCTGATGGTTCTGGATTTCAAACGTGTCTGCTTTTAACTGAAATTCTGTGCCGTCGAATCTCTGCCTGACGGCATCTTTTTCGTAGAGTTTTGCGTGATACATAAACGACTCTTTTGGAATCCAGCCGCAGAATGCTAGTTGAAAGGTTTGTTTGTTAAAGCTCAAGAACAAGTAAGCATCGCAGGCAAACTTGATCTGTGACCGTAGCAGGTTGTTCACAAAGCTAGGCTGCGGATCGGTTGTTCGGCCCATCGTCTTGACGTCGAATCGTATGCCAAACACCTCGAAGTCAACGCCGCCATCGAAGCCCGTGTCGTCTTGCAGTAAGGGTTTGCCAAGGGCAAGGTTGACCATATTCTGACCGATCACGCCAACCAACTGCTGCTCGGCAGTCCCATCACTACCATCATTCCGATTGCCCATCTTGACCCGCTTGGAGTAGCGCCAGCTCTGGTCGATGACGAACCGCGGAACTGCAAGACTGAACGGCATCAGCCAGCCTCGTAGTTAGGCTCTGGGATATGGATGCAAAGCTCTGCACATTTGGCCTCGATGATGGCAAGGTAGTCGCTGAATTCCTGCTTGGTCAACTTGCTGGATCTGCGCAGAGGCTTGTGCCGCTTCCTGCCGAACCCCTCGATGACTTCAGAACCGAAGGCTTCGATCAAGAAGTATTCGTGCAGATCGTTTGTCGTCCAGCCTCGCAGCGCCTCGCCGCCTCCCTCTAGGATGGATGGGTACACCACACCCCAGAGGAAGGCGTTTTGTTGGTCGCTACGTTTTGGCTTGAATGCCTCGACGGTGATCTGCCAGCTCTGCGCCGGGTCAAGTCTGCTGACCATGTTGCTGATCGCGTTTGCGATCTGATCGGGCGGTGTGCCTCTGGCTATTACGCGGCGCATGGTAAGGAATCCTCCTTACTTAAAACGGGATGTCGCCGATGTCGTCATCGCTGAACGTCTCGGTCACCTGTTGTTGTTGCTTTGGCACCGGGCGTGACTCGGGAAGGCCATCCTTTGCCTTGACGGACAGACTGAAATACTTCTGCCCTTCAAGCCTGCCGCTCTTGCCGACCTTCACCCATGCCGAGAGCCAATACTCGACGCCATTTATATTGATGCTGCCGGTGTACTCCGGGTGCTGCTCGCTCTGCTTGCGATCGTTCTTGGCTAGCAGGCCGCGGTTCGTGTTGTCGTATTGCTTCACAGGCTCAACTCCTTGAGATGATTTACTTTTCGGTCAACTTCAAACAGGAAATTCGTCACGGCCTGCGTGATCTCGAGGATCGCTGGCTGATCACGGTGAACTCGGATGATGTGCAGGCGCAGGCGCTCCGGCAGTTTCGGCTGATACACAACGTAGTCGCACCAGTCTCGCCCGGTCACGGCCATCTGCCATTGCATCTGGAGGCGGTGCTCGGTCGGAACTTTCTTGCTCTCGATGATGTCCAAGGCGGTCGCTGGTTGGACGCACTTGATCTCGACCAGCCCCTCGGTGCCGACAAGGCCATCCGGTGACGCACCGGCCTCGAGCTTCGGATGCTTGATGAACCCGACCTCCTCGACCAACTGCCCCACACGGGCGCTATAAGCGGCTCTGGCCTCGGCCTCGGTGTCGATGCCGTGCTGCATCGCCGGGCTCGTATACGTCTCCGTAGCCTGTCCTGTGAGGCGCTCGCAGACGAGCTGCGCCATGTAGTTACGATAACCGGCCTTCGACTTGTCCATCATTACATTCGAGATGGCCGATGCGGTGACCCGGGCACAGCGACTTGAGTACCACTCCGGGGTGCGTTGGGTGTCGCTCACTTGGAAAGCTCCTTCTTGCGGGCGGTAAACTTGCTGACACCGCGGGAGCGGATCGCCTCCGGCAGCGTGTGATACAGGGCGTTGAGTTCGTCGACCGTGTTGCAGGCGGCAACCTCGGCGTTGAGCTTGGCCTCGATCTCGTCAACCTCCGCCTCCGGCAGATCCTCGCCAGCGTAGATGTAAAGGCCGAGGCCGTGCAGCGCGATGCACTTGGCAAGGCAGCGCATGATGCTCGTATTCACGGCGAACGCATTCGGGTTCTGGATCGGCTGGTTGCGGTGGTCAAGCACCGGCAGCAGGCAGGTCTTGATGTCGCCCTTGATCTCGACCGAGACCTTGACCATTCCGGTCTGATCCTTGAGATAGACCAGCGGTAGTCCGTCGTATTCGTGGACGGTGTACCGCGCAGCCGAATCAATCTTCAGCACCTCGGCCCACGCCCAAGCCCACGACAGATACGAGAGGTTGTTCTTCTTCTCGATGTGGTCGTTGACGTTAATCTTCAGCAGTTCGCTCATGACAGGCTCCCGTAGATCTTGTTGAGTTCGTCTTCGATGACGGCGTTCAGTTCGGCAAGGGCTCGATCGCAGGCGGCGATGCGATCCTGCTCGTCACGCTCGGCGAGCTCCTGATCCTGTTGCTGCCACCAACTCTGGTCGTCGTTGCCCCAAGGCGCGAGGTCACTCATGGCTTTGTATCTCCTCTTGTTGTGTGCAACCGCCGTCGCCACAGGGGTCGAGGGCAGCGGCTAGTAAAAACAGCAGGGCGATCCCGATGAACTGCGGCCAAGGAGACTTCATCGCTGGTCTCCCGCAACGGCCTGTACGCCAGCGGCGTACCCGTCGGTCTTGCCCATCGAATAGGCGTACTTGACCGACTGCTCGATAATCGGGTCGAGCGACTTGTTGTCGACGAACTTGATTAGATCTCGGATGACGCGCTCGAGTTCGGCGCGATAGGCGATGTCGTTCATGCGGCCTCCTGCAAAGCCTTGACTACGGGAATCCAAGCGGCGAAGCGAACCGGGTCACGCTCGACTTGCTCAAACAGATCCGGCTGCTCGTCCGGGTTAGCTTGGAAGAAGGCGATCTCGCAGGCGACGCAGTAATCGTCGCAGATGGCTTCGGCGACTTGGCATTGAAAGCACCATGCGTTGTTCATCTCGTATCTCCGTGTTGTTATGTGCGTATCGTAACGTCGGTTAAGAAAGAGTCAAGCCCCGGGAGGGGCGGCTTATGCCGCCACCTCGTCCGTGGTGTACCGCACCAGCCGACCATTGCAGTCATGCCATGCGTTGTGGATGAAGGCGCGAACCAGCGTGTCGCCCTCGTAGACATCGACGCGCTGCTGGGAAGTAATGCGCAGGGCCGAGTCAAACACAACGGGGTGCAAGACTTCGTGGGCGGGATGTTCGACGTAGGTATAGCGGCTCATGTGAATCTCCTGTATTAGCAGTAATAGAACTGGTTGACTGAAAGCGGCTGTTTGAAATTTACGAAAGCCTCGCGTGACGGGTAAATGTGGCAAACACAATAATTGCCAGAAAACGCTTTTTTCGTGACGCGGCCATCGGTCAATAAATACGCACCGCCAATATCTTCCGCGTCTTGTGTAGAAGGCATTTGCCATTCGGACACCACTTGCGGGCGATACTGGTCGTTGTTCGGATGCGCGGCGTTGAACTTGTCGAGATAAGCGCGATAAGCAACGTAGGCTTTTTCACTTTTAGTCATGTTGCGTCTCCTGCCAGCACCGTGCTGGTATGGGTGAAGATTAACACAAGTTAAGCCCTTGCAACCATCCAACCAGAAAAAATAGGTACATATTTTGCCGTGCATATTCCCTTTGCCTTTTCTCCGTAACGGCGGTTAAGATCGGCAGGCTATGAATACCAATGACCTACTCGCTGCCTTTCACGGCAGCAAAGCACAAGTGGCTCGAGCATTCGGTGTATCCGCTCCCGCGGTATCACGCTGGGTGCGTAACGGAGTCGTTCCCGAGAAACAGGTACTGCGCTGGAAGCTTGGCCTTATAGCCGCGCCAGAGGCTGCTACAGGCCGTCTCGCTCGCAAGCAGTTGCAGATAGCCGCGGCTCGCAGATGGGCTGATAAAGGCTGACGATGCCCAGAAACGACAAAGCCCCTTTCGGGGCCTTGACGGATCACACGGGGTGATCTACTTTGCTCACAGGGTAGGTGAGTGTGGATAGGGTAGGCTAGTGTTCTACTCCTGTCAAACACTCCCTCCCTCGGCCTTTCTGGACGGGGAAACTACGCGCAGAACAGGCCTAAATCTAGACCGGGGCGGCCAGCCTCTAGACACGCGGCGTAAGCGAGGAAGCGTGAATGGCACCGGGAAACCGGCAAAAGTAGCTCGCAGCAGGGTGGCTCCGTCAGTCATCAACTCTGTGCGATCGCATTAGGCGTAATCCGTCTTCTGCCCGTGCAGAGTTCACCATCAGTCATCAGGTTCTAGACGTATATACACAGAAGATATACAGGAGATACATATGTCATGGGGTAAGGTTGGAGAGGATCATCCTCTGGCAACTATGACTGTCGAGATTGTGAAGAAGATTAGAAAAGCACAGAGGTTGAGAACATTATTAACCGATAAAGAGCTTGCTCGCAGATACGGAATAACGCCTAAAGCGGTAAAGGATGTGATGGCTCGCAAGCGTTGGAAGCACGTTCCATGATTCACTATCACGGCACACCGATGACTCCAACCGCTGACATGATCAAGAGTTTTACAGCTCGCCATGCAATGGTCAGTTATGCAGAGCCAAGACAGATTGAGCTTGCTGCGGAGATTTGCCAATCAGTTGTTCTAGACAACGGTGCATTCACGGCATGGAGGCAGCAGCAGGATTACGATTTTAATGGATACATTGAATGGGCTGCGAAGTGGGTCAAGCACCCAGCGGTAGACTGGTGCATCATCCCCGACAAGATTGACGGTACCGAGCTGGAGAATGATCAGCTCATTGCAGACTGGCCGCTACCTGATTTCATTTCAGTTCCAGTCTGGCATTTCCATGAGTCCCTTGAGCGCCTTGAAAGGCTGATGCGGTTCCCTCGTATCGCCCTCGGATCATCTGGCGATTACGCCTCGGTTGGAACCGATCGCTGGTGGCACAGGCTGGACGAGGCCATGTCGGTGATCTGTGATTCGGACGGCATCCCGCAAGTCAAGTTGCATGGTTTGCGGATGCTTGATCCCGGCGTATTCAGCAAGGTTCCTTTGTCATCGGCTGACAGTTGCAATGTAGCGCGCAACGTCGGCATGGATACAGCATGGAAAGGGCCATACGCTATGGCCTCGAGATATGCCCGAGCTGTCACTCTGATGGAGCGTATCGAGAAACACGCTAGTGCAAGCCAATGGTCGCGTGAAGTCATTGGCCTATATCAAAACCACAATCTTTTTGGGTGATACATGGGAGATGAATTCGTTTACTCACCGTCTGCTAAAGCCGAGAAGAAAGTACCAGACCGTACAGACTCCGCTATCCATTCATCAGCAGACTATTGGGCTACAGCAGTAACAGAGAACCCTCTCAATCGCTTGCGTCTACTCGATGCCAAGCTCGCTAGACCGGGCGTTGATGTCGAATCGATCAAGGTTAGAGCAGGTGAACTGATACGCGAACTGGGTGCAGCCAAAGTGTTGACCGATCCCGATTGCGTTGGCCTAGTGCGTCAGTTGTTCGGTCAGCGTGGAGTCGATCGGTTACGGGAAAGGGCTAAAGAGAATGCGTGATCACATCAATCCAGACCACTACCAGCAAGAGATCGAGACCGTCGATTTCATGCGAGCGAATGCCAAATCCCAAGAACATTTTCTCGAGTTCTGTAGACTGACAGCATTGGGATACATCGCTCGAGCAGGACGAAAGCCGGACAACCCGATGGAACAAGACGCGCAGAAGGCGATCTGGTGGATCACTTGGATGACAGGCAATGACCCTCGCAATCGATAAGGCTACCGCGGCAGGCCCGCGCAACGACGACGACGAACCGTACCGAGCTCTGTGGTCGAGCGTTCTCTATCTCGCTATCCGCGACTGCAACCGCAAGGGCAATGCTCGAGCTGCTCTGCATTGGATCTACGCACCGCACGACGAGGTCGGAAGCCTGCGCTGGATCTGCGATATGCTCGATCTGGACTATCAGAAACTACAGAACATCTGCATGAGCCGTGAAGGGCGAGCGCAGATCCTCAAACGTAACGTGAGAATGAATCATGCGTATCGTCCTCCCGTGGCCTCCCTCGATTAACCACTACTGGCGCAACTACCGCGGTCGCATCGTGGTTTCCGCAGACGGGAGAGCGTACCGGCAGACCGTATCCTATCGGATACTTGAGCAGGGAATCCCTCGGGACAATCTCGCTTGCAGGCTTGCGGTCAGCATTGATGCGTACCCACCAGACAAGAGACGGCGCGATCTCGACAACATCCAGAAGGCGCTGCTCGATGCCCTAGTCCACGCTGATGTCATTGAAGACGACAGCCTAATCGATGCCCTATCTATCCAGCGGCATGAAGCCCGGGAAGAGGGCGAAGTCATTGTGAGAATCCAACCTTATGCCGAAGAGATGCAAAGTCTGCGGGCTTGAATACGTCATCAAGTGCAAGTCAGAAAAGTACCATGAGTTTCTGACAAACATGATTCATCAAGAATCTGTAAACAAACTGATAAAACTACTAGGAGATGGAGTCGATGAGGGAAGAAAAACTGCGCGAACTCTGGTGCCAAATTCGCAAATTAAATCAAGAGCTCAACGCAATTCACCGCGAAATATCCCGCGTCGAACGTGGCTTGCCGGAACCCTTCGACTTCGGTAAGGATTGGGTGCCGCCTTTTTTGAGGAAAGGATCATGTATACCGTTGAAAACGATGTAACGGACGAGGAGTTGGCAGGCGTTGATCTGGCGCTCACTTTGATGGTGTCTTGGCATACGATGCGCGAATACGAAAAGGTGCTGCGCAGGATCAGCAAATGGAACGACGATGGCCCCTCGATCTGGGCGCGCCGGGTGTTGAACGAGTACGAGCGGAGACTGGATTCGTGAGCGATGGAATCAGGCTAGAGCCCTGCCGAACCTGTATGGCAAAGGGCTGGATCGAGGATGGCATGGGCGACTGGCTCCGCTGTTGGGAGTGCAATCCTGCACCGATACCCAAAGAGTCAGCCAAGATTATCCAATTCGCCCGGGGTGCCAAAGTCAAGCAAAAGCCGGTAGACGATCTGCCGCCAGCGGCATAGAATCCTGCTATGAAGCCCGGACTCTACGCCAACCTCAATGCGAAACGGCAACGGATCAAAGCCGGTTCCGGTGAGCGTATGCGCAAGCCGGGCGAGAAAGGCGCGCCGACTGCAAAGGCGTTTCGTGAATCTGCGAAAACGGCGTTGAAGAAATGAAAGGCAAAGGCGCAAAGATGCTCGCCAAGCACCTCGAGATGATGGACGAGGAAGGCTACGAAGGCGAAGAGGAAGGCGGCGAGGAGGCTGGCGAACTCGAGTTGAAGCTCAAGTTCAAGTCTGCTGCCGAGGCCCGCGATTTCCTGATGAAAGGATTCGGAAGTGCTGGCAAGCCGTCTCGGCGATAACGGCGACCCGAATGAGTTGCCGCCAGTACGGCGTGGTATCGCTGGCGAGATCAGGATGGGTGCTGCTGCATTCCGCCCGATCGCTGCCCGTGCAACCCGACTGGCAGGCGCACAAGCGGTGGCTCGCCCTGCGCTCGGTGGGGCTACCCGTGAGCGGATTCCGTTCTACGAAGACCGCAGTCGCCCGTCACCCGATGTGCAGTTAATCCCATGAAGACCGCGGCATGGCAGCGCAAAGAGGGCCAGAACCCAAAGGGCGGCCTCAACGAGAAAGGAAGGGCTAGTTATGCTCGAGAGACTGGTGGAACACTTAAGGCTCCGGTTCGCAGCGGCGACAATCCGCGTCGAGCAAGCTTTCTCGCGCGCATGGGCAACGCTCCGGGCCCGATGGAGAAAGACGGTAAGCCAACCCGCCTCGCCCTCGCCCTCCGAGCATGGGGAGCCAGCTCGAAAGAAGACGCGAAAGCGAAAGCCAAAGCGATAAGCGAACGAAACAAGGGGAAGTAAGACCATGCCTCTGAAGCAAGGATATAGCCAGAAGACGATCAGCTCGAACATCTCGAAAGAGGTGAAGGCTGGCCGACCACAGAAGCAAGCGATTGCGATCGCACTATCAACCGCACGATCGGCTGCCAAGAAGGCGAAGAAGAGCGCTGTCGTTCGACGCCTGACGGAGAAGTAATGCCTGCAGGCCGTCCGTCAATCTATACGCCAGAGCTGGCTACAGAGATCCTCACGCAGTACAGCAGCGGCAAGAGTTTGCGCAAGATCTGCGAGCAGGAAGGAATGCCAGACCGCGTGACTTTGTGGCGATGGCGAATTGAGAACCCAGAATTTGCATCCGCTTTCGCGCGCGCACGGGAAGCAAACGCCGAGACGATTGAGGATGAGATTGAGGCGATCGAGACCAAGGTGCTCGATGACAAGGTCAATCCACAAGCTGCGAACGTGGTGCTCTCATCGATGCGCTGGCGAGCCCGAGTGCTGCACCCGAAACGATACAGCGACAAGGCCGAGGTTGAGCATTCTGGTAACGTCGGACTAACCGTCAACGTGCTACGGATCACGGATGCCGACGATAAACCTACCAGCTAACGGCTGGCTCCCGCGTCACTATCAGATCCCGGCATGGCGCGCGCTCGAGAGCGGCACGAAGCGCCTCGCTTTGGCATGGCATCGCCGCAGCGGTAAGGACGACATCAGCTTGCATTGGGCTGCTGTGTCCATGATGACCCGCGTCGGATCTGTGTGGCATATGCTCCCGCAGGCTAATCAGTCGCGTAAGGCGATCTGGGACGCGGTAAACCCGCACACCGGCAGACGTCGCATCGACGACGCATTCCCGCCAGAACTACGCGAGACGACCCGTGAGCAGGATATGTTCATCCGGTTCAAGAACGGCTCGACATGGCAGGTGGTGGGCAGCGACAACTACAACAGCCTCGTCGGCTCGCCTCCGGTAGGCGTCGTGTTCTCCGAGTACGCGATGGCTGATCCCAATGCGTGGGCATTCCTGCGACCGATCCTCGCCGAGAACGGCGGATGGGCGATCTTCATCTCGACGCCTCGAGGCCGGAACCATTTCGCTCGGCTCGTCGATTACGCACGGCAGGACGCTGACTGGTTCGGGCAAGTGCTCACGGTCGAGGATACGAAAGCGATCCCGATCGACACGATCCACCGGGAGCGCAAAGAGCTCAAGATGGAGCGCGGAGACAAGGAAGCCGAAGCGATCATCCGGCAGGAATACTACTGCGACTTCGACGCAGACATCCCGGGCGCGTACTACAACGAACTGATCCGATCGGCAGAGCTGAATGGCCGCATCGCAGAGTTCCCGCACATCATCGGCCAGCCGGTCGGTACGGCATGGGATATTGGCGTCGGCGACTCGACGGTGATCTGGTTCTACCAGTTGATCGGTCACAAGGTGCGCATCATCAACGTACTCGAGGGCAGCGGTGTCGGCCTCGACTGGTACGCCAAGAAACTGCTCGCGCTCGATTACGTCTACGGCGACCACATATGGCCTCACGACGGCGCTGTGCAGGAATGGGGCAGCGGTCAGTCTCGAGTGCAGGTCGCCGCGGGCTACGGCCTCAAGCCGCGTGTGCTCGAGCGTGATTCGGTCGATGACGGCATCCAAGCGGTGCGCATGATGCTGCCTGCCTGCGAGTTCAACCTCGACCCTGATCCGTTCCCGGGTGAGACTCGAGATGATGCCAAGGCGCGCATGACCCGTGCGATCGACGCGCTGAAGCAATACCGACGCGAGTACAGCGACCAGCTCCAGCGGTTCCGCGACAAGCCGGTACACGACTGGACGTCGCACTTTGCTGACGCATTCCGCTATTTAGCCAAGGGTCGCAAGCCGTTCCGCGGCACAGAATCATCCCGTCGCATGGGGCATCAATCCGCTGTAGCAGACTACCGAGTGCTGGGGTAGACTGTTGTCGCAACCCAAAGGGAGTGCGATATGTCAAGTCTTTTTAAGCCCAAGATGCCGAAGATTGAGCCGACGCCCCCGCCTCCGACGGTGGATGAGGCGCAGCAGTCTCGCATCGAACAGCGCCGTCTGGCTCGTCGCCGCGGTCGCGGATCTACGATTATGTCCACACCAGCCAGTCAGCAGACCGGCTCGGTTGGTGTCTCTAGACTGCTTGGCGGCGGCTAATGGCTACCAAGAAAATATCGGCGCTGACGTCTATTGCGCAGGGGTCTATCGATCCTGCCGCTGACGTTTTGCCGATCGTTGACACAGGTAGCACAGAGACGAAGAAGGCGACCGCTGCGGCGATTGTCGGCAAGTCCATTGGTGCGCTAGCGGATACATGGAACAACGCCCTGACGACGTTCAAGGCTCGCGTGTTCAACGTCACGGATACGGCCTCGGCTGCGGCCAGCTTGCTCGATGATCTGCAAGTGGGCGGTGTGTCGAAGTGGTCGGTGCGCAAGGATGGCTCATTGACGGTTGGCATCGTGCCGATTGGGCGCATCACGGAAAACGACTACGGTGCGTTCTCTGACGTTACCGATCAGACCGCTTTGGCGAACACCGCAACAGGCGTGTTGTGGGGAACGACCGATTACTCAAGCGGTATCTCGGTTGCATCCAACACTCGCATCACGGTGACCAAGGCTGGCATCTACAAGTTTGACTTCAATTTGCTGTTGAAGAACACCGACAGTTCGTCGCACATCGCAAGTTTCTGGGTGCGCAAGAACGGCACCGATATCGCCAACTCAAACACCGATGCGACAGTTCCTTCGCAGGGCGGCGGCATCCCCGGCACGGCTGTTGTCACGATCGTATTCACGTTTCAGTTGGCGGCAAGTGACTACATCGAGGTGATCTGGTCAACGCCGAACGTCGCTGTGACGCTCGACTTCAAAGCCGCTCAAACCTCACCCACTCGACCGGTTACACCATCGGTCATCGCAAACATCAACCGAATCGCCTAATCGGAGACTCTCATGGCTGTAGGAATTACTCTTCTCTCGAATGCCAGCGCGACTGGTAACTGGGTCGCATGGCCGGGTGGTCGCGGTGAATTCCGTGTTGAAGCCACATTCGGCGGCGGCACAGTCAAGTTGCAATGCAAAGGCCCTAACGGCACAGCGCAGGATGTCGGAACCGACGTCACGCTAACGGCTGCGGGTGGCGGCATCTTTGAACTTGGCGCTGGTGAGATCCGCGCCAACGTCGCAACGGCGACGGCTGTCTACGCTGTCGCCCTGCGTATCCCTTCGCCGACGTACTGATCCGCAATGGCTAGAACCGCTGCTCGTACCTTCCCGAGGGCTGGCTCACGCACGACTACCCGTGAATCAATGGGCGGCGGTGGTGGCCCGGCTGCGCCCTCTAGCGTCGAATACCTAGTTGTTGGCGGTGGAGGCGGTGGTGGTGCCGGGTATCTGTATGACGGCTCCCTTCCATACGAATATGCTTGGGGTGGCGGCGGCGGTGCCGGTGGTTATCGCACGGCGACTGGTTTTGCTGTAACTGCTGGCTCGGCAATTACCGTCACAGTAGGCGCAGGCGGAGCGGCTGGCGTAGGAAGTTATGGCGGTAATGGCGCAGATTCTGTTTTTAGCACCATTACGTCAGGTGGTGGCGGTGGCGGCGCAGGAGTCTTTGATTACAGTCCGCGTGTTGGATTTAACGGACGCGCTACAAATGGCAGCGGCGGCGGCGGCGCAGGTCTTTATTTTGTTGCTAGTGGTGGATCTGGCGGCTGGAGTAGCGCAGGCGGGACAGGAAACACAGATGGCAAGAACGGCGGCGCTGGTGTTGGTAGTACATCAGATGGTAAAGGCGGTGGCGGCGGTGGCGCTGCCGAAAACGGCAACGTAGATGGGAATAGTTACGGTGGAGACGGACTGTCTTCGTCTATTAGCGGCTCATCTTTAACTTACGCTGGCGGCGGCGGTGGTGGATATAACAGCGGATCTTCTGCTGGTGGAGATGGCGGCGGTGGAATCGGCGCAACAATCGGATCAAATGCTTTTGCTGGCGTCGCCAATACTGGCGGCGGTGGTGGTGGTGGGGCATTGGTTACATCCCCCGGCCGCGATCTAGGTAAAGCAGGCGGCTCTGGCGTCGTCATTATTCGCTACGCCGATACGTTTGCCGCCGCGACCGCGACGACCGGATCTCCGACATACACAGTTGCTGGCGGCTACCACATTTACAAGTGGACAGGCTCCGGCTCGATTACTTTTTGAGGCACAGGCATGGCGCACTTTGCACAACTAAATGAAAACAACGTCGTCACGCAGGTGATCGTCGTTCACAACAACGAACTGGTCGATAACGGAGTGGAGCGCGAAGAACTTGGTGTCGCATTCTGCAAAACTCTGTGCGGCGCAGACACTCGTTGGATTCAGACCAGTTATAACGGCAACATTCGCAAGAACTACGCTGGCGTGGGCTACACCTACGACACAGCGCTTGATGCGTTTGTGGCTCCGAAGCCAGAGGCGTTCCCGTCGTTTGTTCTTGATGAGGCGCTTGCTCAATGGGTGCCGCCTGTGCCGAAGCCAGATGACGGCAAGAATTACGCATGGGACGAGAAGAATCAGATTTGGAGAGAGATTTCCGCTGACCGTCCCGTCCCGCCGACAGAGGGCTGATCATGGCTGACAAAAAGATTTCGCAATTCGCCTCGCTGGCATCCGGCGACATAGATTCAGCCAATGATGTGCTGGCGATTGTCGATGCGAGTGGGCCGACAACCAAGAAGGTCGCGGTTGCGGCTCTGGTCGGTGCGCCAATCACCGCAGGCTCTGGCATCACGGTCACCAAGACCTCAAGCGCAATTACGATTGCAGCATCAGGCGGTAGTGGAACCGGGGATGTCGTTGGCCCAGCGTCTGCTGCTGACAATGCGATTGTTCGATATGACGGAACAACCGGCAAATTGGTGCAGAACAGCGGCGTTTACGTCAGCGACGCCAACAAGGTTTCAATCGGTAGCGCTACACCTGTAGCTTTGACTGCAACGATTACCCCGCAAGTTCAGTCGCTTGGCGTGAACATTGGCGCCTCTGCGTACATGGTCGGGCGTTACTCTGCTGATGCTTCCATGACTTGGTACTACACGGCCAAGTCACGCAACGCGACGGTCGGATCGCACACAGTAGTGCAAGACAACGACGGCCTCGGCGGCATTGCGATGTTCGGCAGCGATGGCACGAACTTTGTCGCAGGCGCAGAGATCTATGGCGAGGTGGACGGTACACCGGGTTCTGGCTCGATGCCCTCTGCTATCGTCTTTCGCGTCAACGGCGTCGAGAAGTTCCGAGTCGCAAACAGCGGATTGCTGACCGACGACAAGGGCAACATCCGCGCTGTACCGCAGACCGGCGCAGCCAAGACGGGCAGTTACTCGCTGGCAACGACCGACGTCGGCACGTTCGTCCATGTCAGCACGGGCGGCTCGGTGACGATCCCTGACGCGACATTCGCTGCTGGCGACATTGTCTCTGTGTTCAACAACACCTCGGGCAACATCACGATTACTTGCACGATCACGACGGCCTACATTGCTGGCACGGATACGGACAAGGCATCTGTCACTCTGGCGACGCGAGGCGTAGCGACGATTCTGTTTATCAGCGGCACGGTCTGCGTGATCTCGGGGAACGTGACCTGATATGTCTGCATCGTCGATGCTATTGCTGGCTGCAAATGTAGGCGCTGCTGCTCCAGTTGCTCCCTCGTCAGTTGAGTATCTTGTCGTTGCAGGCGGTGGCGGTGGCGCAAACTATGGCGCTGGCGGCGCTGGTGGATTTCGCACGGCCACAGGCTTGTCAGTATCAACCGGCTCTGCAATTACGGTTACTGTCGGCGCAGGCGGCAGCGGCGGCCAAAACGAAGTTAGTTCGCCAACAAGTGGTAGCAATTCCGTATTCAGTACGATCACATCAAACGGTGGTGGTCGAGGCGGATACAACGGGAATTCTGGCAACCCGGCTGTTGCTGGAGCCAGCGGCGGCTCTGGCGGTGGTGGCTCTTTTGATACTGCCGGTGGAAGCGGGAATACCCCGTCTACATCAC